CTTTTAATGTTTTAACTTATGCTAGGTTTGAAAATGATACAGAAAATCCAGATTTTATTACTGGAAATCAATTTGCTAGGGTTGGTTTAATAGAAAATCCTAAATTGTTTAATTCTGATGGTATTTTTACTGATGATAAAGGTAGTGTATCTTATGCTATAAAACTCACCGGTGTTGGTTATAGTGAAGCCACTTTTAATGCTGATAGTTTTGTTACTCAAACAGTTGGTTTGGGTTCAACTGCAGTTGGAAGAGTTGTGGCTTATGAACAGATTACTGGAGTGTTGAAGTTATGGCAAGATAGATCTACTGCTGGATTTACTACAGTTGGAGCTGCCGTCACCAATCCTACTTATGGATTTGATTTAAATAGATTCACTGCTGGTATTACTACTGGTGGTAGTTATAACATTGTTCCCACTACTGGGAATACTTTAGCAATAGAAACTTCCTTTACAGATAATAAGACAGTAATAAATAATAGAGATTATTATCTGGGACAAGATTTTACTTTAGGTGTTGCACAACCCGAAGTTCAGAAATACTCTGGAAATATTATTCACGTTGATAATAGACCATCAGTAACAAGGTCATCATCCCAAAAAGAAGACGTCAAAATTATCTTGCAATTCTAAAAAATCATGCCACAGGAAACCAATCTTAATGTTGCTCCTTATTTTGATGACTTTGATACGCAGAGCAATTACTATAAAGTACTATTCAAACCTGCTTATCCAGTTCAGGCAAGAGAGTTAAACAATCTTCAGTCCATACTGCAAGATCAAGTCGAAAACGTAGGTAATCACTTTTTTAAGGAGGGAGCTAAGGTTATTCCTGGGCAAACAACTTATTTGAGTAGTTTTTCTGCAGTTCAAATTGAACCTCAATTTACAGGACTGCCCGTATCTACTTACCTGGATCAATTAATTAATAAAACACTTACAGGTAGAAGATCTGGAGTTACTGCTAAAGTAGTAAAGTATTTGACAGACTCAGAGTCTGAAAGAGGTAATTATACACTATACGTAGATTATGTAGAGTCCGGTACAGATTCATCATCAACTAAAGAATTCTTTGATAATGAAATTCTTAGTGTTAGTGAAACTATAAGTTTTTCCAATACTTTTATATCTGCAGGAGAAGGAGTTGCTCAAACTCTAGCATCTAATTCTTCTGCTCTTGGCTCTGCATTTGGGATAAGCAATGGAGTTTATTTCTTAAGAGGATATTTTGTTGATGTATTTGATCAATTAATGATTCTTGATCAATATAGCAATACTCCCAGTTATAGGATAGGATTATATGTTCAAGAAGAATTAGTTTCTTCTGAAAGTGATAGAAGTTTAAATGATAATGCTCAAGGATTTAGTAATTTTACTGCGCCAGGTGCAGATAGATTAAAAATTTCTGCAGATCTTGCTAAAAGAGATTTAGATGATTTTGATGATCAGAATTTTGTTCAAATAGCAGAAGTACGGAATGGTATTTTAAGAGAACTGGATAAAGGTGGTGTATTTAACCAACAGTTGAGGGATGAATTAGCAAGAAGAACTTTTGATGAGTCCGGACATTATTATGTAAGAGAATTTGTGACTACCATGAAAGATAGTCTCAATAATGGATTTGGTAATAGGGGTCTTTTTAATGTAGATCAGCTTACTTCTGGTGGCAGTAAGCCCAGTAAGGATTTGGCTGTATATAAAATATCGCCAGGAAAAGCATATGTTAGAGGATATGAAATTGATAAAAATACTCATTCTTACTTAGATTGTCCCAAACCCAGAACTACAAATACAGCAGAAAATCAAGCTGTTAATTTTGGTTTTGGTCCTACTTGGAGAGTTAATAGAACAACTGGATCACCATATGTTGGATTTAATACTAGTACTACTTTGGGTTTAAGAAGTAGGAGAGTTGGAGTTGATTCTACTACTGCTGCGGGTACAGAGATTGGAATTGCGAGAGTTTATGATTTTGCTTTAGAATCAGGTGCTTATGATTTACCCAATCCTAATCTAAACAGATGGGATTTATCTTTATTTGACGTTCAAACTTATACTGATATTTCAATTAATGAGGCGCATACCATTCCAGTTCCTTCTTTCGTAGAAGGTCAATCTAGTGGTGCTACTGGTTATTTAAGAACTGAAGTAGTAGTAGGGACTGGAATAACTGTTTATGGAGGAAAGGGTAATTTTGTTATTGGAGAAAGAATTACTTTCAATGGAATTGGAACAGATGCAAGAACAGCAATAGGAGTTACTCAATATTCCCTTTCAGATGTTGAATCCGTTTATGGTAATACTACTAGTGGATCTGGTACTGGAATTAATACCTTTACTGCGGATCTCGTTACTTCAACAGCAAGAGTTATTGGTATTGCATCAATTTCAGCTGCTCCTACTATTTCTTGGATTAAAACCAATGGTAATATTTCTGGAGGTGTTACAGTAACTTCTCCGGGGTTCACATGGCCAGGTATTGTTACTACAGGAGATCTTGTTAGTTTTAGTGTTGGTGGGCAAACAGATAAGCATTTTGCGAGAGTAGAGAGTGTTGCTACTAATTCTATTGGTATTTCTTCAGTAGCTAATGTTATTGGTATTTGTACTGGAGATTTGCCTCATGGTAATGGAGGTACTTTAAATGTTACTCCAACTGAAGTAACCAATTTTACTCTTTTAGAATCTAGATTACAAGAACAACTTTCATCTGGTAATGCTGCAAATAATGAATCACTTTATAGTATCTTTCCTAGAAAGAATATAGAATCTATAAATTTTGTTGATAATACTTTAGATATTAGAAAGCAATTTAATGATTTACAAATAGATGTAAATGGAGATTCTAGCACTATAACTGCTGGGACTGATGAAGTGTTCCTTTCTTTTGATGAAGAAAGATATACTATGGTTCGTTCTGATGGATCTATTATTTCTCTTACACAAGGTAATTTAGATTTTGGGTCTGGAAATACAACACTTACTTTTAAAGGTCTTGAATCAGGATTCAATAATATAGCTAAAGTTACTGCTACTTTACGTCAGAGTAAGATTACATCGAAACAAAAAGTTAGAAATATTGGAGCTACTACTTTAATTGAGTATTCAACTAATTCAGCATCAGGAACAGATGTCTCTGGAGGTGCTGCAACTTTAAATGATGGATTGACTTTTGGCAATTATCCGTATGGAACTAGAGTTCAAGACGCCGCAATTTCTCTTAATGTTCCAGATGTAACTGTACTTTATGGGCTTTTTGAATCACAAGATACTGATGATCCAGTACCTCCCAGCATGACTGTTGGTTCTATGGATGGTCCTACCTCTACAAGTAGTGATCTTATTATTGGTGAAGAGGTTGTTGGATCTATTAGTGGTTCAAGGGGAAAATATATCAGTAAACTTTCTAATACTTCTATTCAATTCATCTATATGAATCAGACTGTATTTGCAAATAATGAAGTTGTTAAATTCCTAGATTCTGGTATAAGTGCTGTTGTATCTAGTGTTAGTATTGGAAGTAAGAATATTACTCAAAACTTTACTCTTTCATCTGGGCAAAAGAGCAGCATTTACGATTATGCTCGTCTTTTAAGAAAAGCAGATGCACCTATTCCTTCTCAGAAACTTAAAGCTTGGTATTTAAGTGGTAGTTATAATTCTTCGGATACTGGAGATATAACAACAGTTAATTCATATAGTGATTTTGAGTATGGAAGTGAGATACCTAGTGTGAATGGGGTTAGGTGTAGTGATATTGTTGATTGTCGTCCAAGAGTTAGTGATTTTAGTGTAAGTGCTGGATCAAGATCTCCTTTTGAATTTTTAGGAAGAAGTTTTGATGGAGGACAACATAGTTCTAAAAATGTTATAGCTAGCGATGAATCTATCATCTTAGATTATGATTATTATTTACCAAGAATTGATAGGATTTATTTAGATAAAGAGGGATTATTTACTGTCAGATATGGAGTTCCTGCTGATAATCCTACTCCTCCAGAGGGAATTGCAGGAGCAATAAACATTGCTAATGTATTTTTGCCTGGATATCTCTTTAGTATTGAGCAGGCTAAGATAAAATTTATTGAATATAGAAGATATCAGATGAATGATATCAATAGATTGGAACAAAGATTAAGAAATGTTGAGTATTATACGTCTTTAAGTAGGTTAGAACAAAATGTTGCTAGTCAATTTGTTCCAGATGCTAATGGATTGAATAGATTTAAAAATGGATTTTTTACTGATAAATTTAATGATCTAAGTGGACAAGATTTGGGTGTTGGTATTAGAAATAGTATTGATAGGTATAGAGGAGAACTTCGTCCTTCTCACTATACAACATCTTTCCTAATGCAACTTGGATCAGATGCTGTTGCTGGTATTGGAACTACTGCAATAAGTTCAGATCCTAGATTTGCAAATATTCTAGGAGCCAATATTAGAAAAAATATAAAGAATGATGGTGATCCATGTAGTGTTATTTGTTTGGATTATGATGACGCCGAGTGGTTAGCTCAACCCTTTGCTACTAGGAGTGAAAGTGTAACTCCTTTCCTTGTAAGATTTTGGCAAGGTACTTTATCTTTAAATCCCACTGCTGATGTGTGGATTGATCCTAATCAATTAGATACTAGACAAGTTACTATGATGGGATCTCTTGATGGTCTTGCTGGTGCTATGAGAGTAGAGCTGGAAGGTGAGCCTGGATCTAGATCGGGTGTAAGTCCTGTTATTTGGGGTGCATGGGAAACCACGGCGGTTGATGTTGACTTTAGTCTTGATATG